TGCTTTTCAACTTCAAAACTAGCTGCTTGCTGAGCTGCTTCTGTATTTGCTTTTGCTTGTGCTTGTATATTAGCTTGTTGAGCTTTTTGCTCTTCTTGTTTTTTCTGTCTTTGTCTTAGTTTTATAAATTGATTAGCAAGTTTTAAGTTTCTAATCTGCCTAATATCAATAGCGTCAGATAAAGCAATTGCGCCTGTTTGAAGAGCTACTTGAATATTTTGCTCTAACGTTGCTTTTTCAGCGTCTTCAGGTTCTAATTCTATGAATATTCCAAAATCATGTAATTGCAACGTCATTAACTCTTCTAGTGTTTTAACATTAAAAGTACTTATAGAGTTAATCATAGCCTCTCTAGTCATTGGGTTACGTATAATATCTGCTACTTTTAAACTAATGTTTTCACATGTTCTAATTGTAAGATATAATAAAGACTCTAGTAAATGCTTAGTAGCTATATTTGAAGCGTTAACAGCTATTTTTTGTATTCCTACTAAAGCATCTTTATCTGGTTGACTACCATCTCTAGCTTCATTTAATCCAGTCACATCGCGTATCATTTGTAAATAGTATTGATACGTACCAATAAGACTTTGTATTTTAGCCTGCCCTGAAGATGTTGATAATTCTTGAATAGGTACTTTACCCGCATTTTGCCCTCCATCTTGAGTAAGTGACCTACCTACTATAGAACCTGTTTGAAAATACATATTTAATGCCTCTGCCGGGTTGTAATTTGTTCCATTACCAAGATCTACTTCAGCTAAGCCATCCATATCTAAGAATACACCGTCAGGTACTATTCTAGACATCACCTGTTGCAATTTAAGATGTGTTAGTTGAATCATATCAGCAAACCCAGTTATTCTGCTTACAAGAGATTCTATTCTTCCCTTATACATTCTAGGAGCAGATATGCAGTAATTCATTTCAACTTTAGTAGTATCAGCTGTTGGTCTTGTCATGTTCTCGGCAAGCTTCCATTCTAACATTATATTATTACCTAAAACCTTAGCACCAGTGTACAGAACTTCTATAGTTCTACTTATTCTTTCAAAGTTATCATTTTTTGGTGGATTAAATTGATCTGTTTTTTGTAGAGTTTTTTCAAGACCTTGATCTGTTTTCTTTATCTTAAAAACTTGATTCATGTAAGTCTTGTATTCAAAATACATTACTTGAACAGTGTTTTCATCATAATCACCCCAGCCTGTAACGTATTGAGAATTACCTGGCATTTGTTGTATTCTTATTAATTCTTCTTCAGGTATTCCAGGAAATTGTTTTTTAAGTTCTGGTATAGTTATTGACTTAACTTCACCTACGTAGTATACGTCTTCAAAATTAGGATCTTCAGAATAAGAATGAACCATATAAGCAGGATCAACATACTCTATTCTTATACCTTCTGTTTTATCAAATCTAGTTTTTGATGCAGCTATACCAATAATAGTTAAATCCGCTGCTAATCGTTTTTTTATTTGATCATATTTGTTTTTATCTAATACATTGTTTATAACTTCTTCTTCAGCAATTTCAACGTTTTGCTTGTATGTCATTTGCATGTGCAAATCTAACTCTTCTTTACTTTCAGGTAAAGCATCAATATCTTGAGTTAGCGAAACATCTAAGCCCATTTCTTGTTGAACATTAATTAAAGCCTTCTTAGTGTCCATGTCCTGCTGTACAATAGCAGCATAATCTGTTCTTTGCTTAACTGAAAAAGGATCTTGAGCAAAAGTAGTTACATCATATGATTTATTAGACATACCGTTTACAACTATATCTACAAATTTAGATATAACAGGAACTGGTTTCCAGTCTAAATTAAGATAAGACAAATCACCGTTTATAGATAACTCGTCTTTATATTTTTGAATACTCTGTTCTCCTCTAGCGTATAGCCTTAAGTTATGGAAATTACTATAACTTTGAGCGTATCTGTTTCCATTTCTACCGCCTTGAAACCATTCTTGCTCAATAGCTTGACCAACTTGCCTGCCGTAATCTTCGCTTGCTTTCTCCTCGTCGCTAACTACTTGGTTAGGAAATGAACTATAAGTATTAGTCTGTATTCTCATTTATTGTATCATTTTTGATGATGCTCCTTTATTATCGTATTTTCTTATACCTAAGTTTATACTTTTATATTCTTTATTAGCAATTGGTATGTATCTGTTCTTGTTACAAGCCATTAAAGCTAATCCAGAGCTAATAGACGCATCATGTTTTGTTCTGTTATTAATATTAAATCTAGCCCAGTCTTCTAATGTTCTTTGGAAATACATATCACCGTAACCATCATTAGTTTTACCAACACTAGTATTTATATAAGTCTCTATTGCAGCAGCGTGCGCTTGCTTAATATCTTCACTTGAGTTAGGTATACCACCTATATCTCTTTCTGTTACTGATAATTTGTTCCAAACTTTATCCGGCCTATTCATAGAATAACCTCTATAGCCTCTTCTTTTAAAATGATATAATAACCTAGGCTTATTGTTTTCACATAATAAAGGCATGCTATAAAACACACAAGCCATTAATACGTCTTCAAAGAATATCTCTGCAGTTTGAGGCCTAGATATATATTCTAAAAAGAAGTGATTAGGAGGTACATCCTCCATGCTAAATTTAGTTAAGCCATGCAAAGATCCATTAGATCCTCTACCGTCAACTGTACCTGATATATCATAACTGTCACAACCAAAAGCACCAGTGTGTTCGTTTGCTGGATATTTAACTCCATTCTTTACTATCACACGGTTTTGTAGATTAACAGGTGGAACCCAGGATATTTTAAATCTACCATCTTTATTTGGTACAAATATAACACTTGAATCTAATTTACCATCTTGCCATTGAAAACTACCAGTAGTAATTATTGATGTATTTCTAAGGTCTACATTGTAATCTATTTGTTCGTATATTTTTGTTAAATTAAATAAAGACTCTTTAGCTTCATCTCTAAAAGCGTGTTCCTCTGTTCTAGGGAACTGTCTATAAAATTCATTTAAACCATCTTGATCATCTCTTAATCCTTCAACTTCATTTTGCCAAAATTCTAATACACCTATTTTTATAGAATCTCCATATACATCTAGAACTTCTTTCTTGGGTGTATCGAATACAGGAAACCCATAAGAATCAATGTATCCTTCGTAGTTCCATTCCATAGGAATGAACAGAGAATAGAGTCCTGAACTAGTCTGCCCATTGGCGTTTCTCGTTGTAACGTCTGATCCATTGTATAATTTCTTGAAGTTATCACCACCCTTATCTAAAGCGTTTGATGTTGAACCCATCATGCACTTTCCAATAATTCTAGAACCTAGTCTTAGTGTTGTTTTTGTAACTCTCCAGTTATTAAGAATATTATTTGGTCTTTCCCATTTACCTGATTCATCATGGACAAGAAGTTTAAGTTTTTCCCCATCATAGGCGTTATCACCTGTGTTTTTCCAGTCAATTGTGGTATCAAGACCGGTAAGAGTATCATCTCTTTCTGTAGTTTTTGTAATGCTTTTACGTGTAAGCTTTGAAGCGGGTACACGGTATGCAAGTTCAGTTTTTGGACGGTCCATACCATCTTGGATGGGTTTAAAGAAGAACGGGTAATTGACGGATATAGGAACGACTTTGTCTGTAAACATTTTCTTAGCATCGGCTCCAGATTTAGATAAAATCCCGAATCGTGCATCAACTGATATTGTAGCCATATTGACCGTTTCTCCAGATGCCATAAATGAAAATCCACTACGTCTGTTTTTAAGATACGACATGCCGTAACATCTTGAATCTGCTTTACAAGCTTCCCAGAAGATATAAAATAATCTGTTTGACTCTCTAAAGTCTGGGTTCCCAACATCAATCTTGGACCACTGCAAGTACATGTAATGAGTACCAGTGATATAAGTAGGACCGGTTTTGTTATAAAACCAAAAACCTTCTTCACGTTTTTTAAACTCTTCATCAATATAGTCATACCATTCTGTTTTAAAGTTATCAGAGTAATTTTTCCAATCAAAAATGGTTTCAATTCTTTTTAATTCTTTTGGGTATTCTTGAATAACCCATTTGTCACCTTTAAATCTAGCTACTTTGCTAGCTTTAGGTAAAGCTATTTTAAGATTTTGTATCTCATATACCTCACCAATCTCTCCAGTCTTACTAATGATGACCATATCATGCTCTTCATCATATCCGTATTTCCATTTCTTAAACTTATTATTTCTGTTTAAGACCTTAGTTTTCACGTGGTTAGGTAATACCTTGTATAAGCTCTGCTCGTACATTATCTAGATCGTCTTTCTGCAAAACCTCCAAATGCTTCTTTATCTTTTACTTGTGTTGGTTTTTCATTAATTATGTTCTCCTCGTCTTCAATACGTTTAAGTATTTCAAAAGCATCAAATATAGCTAGCTTTTTAGTAGCTGCAGCATTTTTTAACCTGTCCGCGGTAATATCCTCGCCTGAATCGACAATAGCTTCTTTAGCAACTTTAATAAGCTCTTCAACTGCTTTGTGCCCAGCTTGGATTATACTCAGCTTGATTTCCTTGGTGTCCATATTTAATTACAATATCATTAGATTTCATACAAAAAACTCTTTGCTTATCAACAATAAAATCCCATTCACTGTTCGGCGTAAAGCCTACTACGTCTCCTGGGGTTATATCTAGCGCTTCTAAGGACTTATTACCATATTTTAATATACCAATAA